CAGCATCAGGACGCGGCGATGCAGCAGGTCGAGCGCGCTCATATCTCGAAAGTCGCCGCCGGCGGATCGAATTTATCGGCGCTCGGCTTGGTCGCATTGTTGCGGTTAACGTCGTCTTGCGTGACGAACATATTCGGCGAGGTCGGCTCGACCGAGAATGCCTCGGGCGGCCAGAGGCCGAGCCGGCAATGCTGACCGTTCTCGTCGCGGGTATAGGTGACGGTTCCGATCAGCCAGCTTTTATCCTTCAGCTTCAGCGCCGGCGCGACGATCGGCGCGAGCATGTTCGGCGCCCATAGCTTGCCCTTGGCGTCGCGCCATGCGTCACAGGTCACGGTGAAGTTGAAGCTCTGGCCCCAGCGGCGGTTCTTTTCCCAGATCGCCCGCTTGCCGGCGAGCGGCTGGCCCATGACGAATTGCTCGGAGATCACGTACAGCTTGCGGAAGCGCGGGACTTCCTCGTCCCGGACGATCTCGCCGACGCCGGGCATGTTGACGCCGGCGTCGGTCCCGAGCGCCATCGTCGCGATCAGATGGCCCTCGTATTCCGAATAGCGCTGATCCATCGAAAACATGACGTCCGCGCCCTCGACGTTCTCGCCGAGGGTAAAGCCGGACGCCATCGACTCTGTGCCGACCTTCGCGAGCATGATCGAGCCGTCCGGGAGGTCATAGACCAGCATTTCGGAATAGCGGGTGATCCGGTCGACGATCTCCCATACGGTCTCGCCGAGGTTGATGTTGAATTGCGGCACCTGAATCCCGTCGCCGGCGGTGCTCTGGACGTCGACATGATACGGCGCGGCGAGCTTGCGGACGATATCGAGCGTCGTGCCGTTGACGACCTGCATCCCCTGCGTACTCGGGCTTCCCGCGCTGGTATTCTCGACGAGCGCCGAGCAGTCGACCAGATCCTCGCTTTTGCTACGGCCCTCGACGCGGATCGTATGATTGCCGGCCGAGATCGACGAGGCGTAGCGATCGACGTAGCCGGTCAGGACGAGATCGCTGCCGATCTTCACGACGCAAGGCGCGCCGGGCTTCAGATCGATATCGGCGGCATTCGGGTAACGCTCGGTCGCCTCGATCTGGAAGCTCGCCGGGATCGCCGCGAGCGGCCGGGTCACGGCGACGCGTTGCCAGCCGGTGACGGTCTGATTGCCGACCGTCAGGCTCAGGATATCGGCCGCGCCGGGCGGCGGCCTGCGCCTGACGACGCCATGCGCGTCGCTCACTGATTGAGCGCCACGAAGCCGGTCGGGAGAAAGAGCGGATGCGGTGGGTCGGCGGACGCGACGAGACCCGGCTCGCGCGGGGTGTCCTGATAGAGCGTCCACGCCTCGGCGAGCGACGGCATAGGCGCGCCGGTCTCGATCTCGACGAGCCAAGCGAGATTGGCGCCCCGGACGGCGAGATCGAGCGCGACGGCGGCGCGAAGGTCGCGGAGCGCCTGATAGGTCGCGTCCCGGCCGGCGTCGCCGGAACGGGTCGCTTCGGCGTCTAGCGCGTCGCATACGGCGCGGCGGACCGCTTGGGCGTCTTGGTAGCTCGCCGGCGCATACGCCGCCGTAGCGCCCGCCAAGGCCGCGCAAGCGGCACACCGGAGATTGGACGCGATCGCGTCCCCGACCGCCCTGGCATTGTCGGCGAGCGGGCCGGTCCCGTCGATCGGCGGCGGAAGCCAGCCGGCGAGTGGGAGCAAGAGCCGGATCGCGTCGGCGGGATCGTTGGCGGCGGCGGCGAGCGCCGCGCATAGCTCGACGCCGGCGCCGGCGAAGGCGTCGGTCTCGGCGCTCATAGGAAGGCCGCGAGGCTATTGACCAGCCGGGCGGACGAATTGACCAGCGAGCGCGCCGAGGTCGCCGCCGAGAGAACCGTCCGGACGGTCGCGGTGACGGGCTGAAGCGTCGAGCGGCTTCCGGTCGCATAGCGGCCATAGAAGCCCTGAAGGCCCCGGACCGAATTGAACAGTCGCGCGGCGTCGCTGACCGCATGCGTCTCGAGCGAGGTAAACTGCAGCACCGGCGCGGTAACGTCGTGAACGGTCGAGCCGATGCTTTTCAGCGTCGCGCCGAGATCGCCGGACGAGGCGGTATTGAGCCGCGCGGCCGCGCCGGTCACGCTCTGCGACGTCGCGGTCGCGGTCGTCGGATATTTGACGTCGCCGGCGACGATAAAGGAAAACTGCAATTCGACGACGCGGCCGCGCTCGCGGCGGTCCGAGGCTTGGAATTCGAGCAAGACGCATTGGATCGAGCCGAGCGTCGGGTGGACGAGCGTCCCCGCGCCGGCTTGCTCGCATGCCTTCAGCATGGCGTCGCGCTGCCGATAGCAGTCGTCGCCGACAATGAACGCCTGGACGCTGAAGCGGCGCGGGAGCTTGCCGATATCTTCCGCCCATGCGTCGTCACGGTAGGGATACTCGTGGATCGCGACCCGGCGGCCGGCGACGGTATCGCCGGCGTCGAGGACGAAGCCGACGCCGCGCCACGAGCCGGGCTGAAGCTGCTGCGACCACGAGCCGTCAGCCCACGATAGCGCCGACGTATCGGGACGGCCCGAGCCGGTAAGGCTCTGGCCGAGCTTCGCGACGTCATTGACGAGGCTTCCGCTCGTCTGGACGATCCGGTTTACGCCCGAGATCGCGCCAGAAATCGGCCCTAAGATACCGCTCATATGCTCGCCATGTCCTGATGCTCGACGCGGACCGGCGCGACATTGACCGATCCCGAGCCGGTCGCGGTGACGGCGGAATTCGGCGGCGCGTTCTTGTGGGTAATCGAGACGTCGACCGCGCCGTTCGGCGGCGTCGACTGCGCGACGTTGACCGGCGGCACGGCGGGCGACGGGAGGTTGGCGTACTGCCCGGCATGCGCGACATGCGACGGAAGCGCCGGCTCTAGCGAAGCGGCGCCGCCGGACTCGTAGCCCCGGAAAAAGATCGCCGCCTTTTCCTCTGGCGTCTTTGCCGCCTGCATGCGGGCGAGCAGGCCGGGATATTTAGCAAGCTCCTGCTTCATAAACGCGATTTGAGTCGATTGCTGGCTAACGTCGAGGTTGTTGCTCTTCGCGAAGTCCTCTAGGTCGACGCGGCGTGAGCCTGTCCATTGCGCGAGGCCATAGCCGCCGCGCGATCCCGGAACGAGCGGCTTGCGTTCATTGATCCCCGAGATCAGGCCGGACTCGGCGTGAAGATTGGAGACAATCGCGGCGGCGTCATCCTTGCCGATGTTCAGTTGCGCCGCGATCTCGTCGCGAAGCTGCGCGGGATCGGCGCCCGATCCGGTCGGGTGAAGCGCGCCGGGAGCGACGGGCGGTCCGCCGCTATTGAACAGCCGATTTTTCAGCCAGCCGACGGGGTTATCCATGAACGACGGACCGCCGCCGCCTTTCTGATTGACCGGCGAATTCGGATATTTGCGCTGCTCGTCCTCGGGGATGCCCTGCCAGAACGGCGAGCCGGCCGGGAGGTTTTCCGGCGCGTATGTCGCCGGGTCATACGCCTTCTGCATGGTCTGGAACGCGAGAACCGTCGCGTTGGCAAGCGCGAGTGTCCGGCCGAGCGAGCCGAGCAAGCCCGAGCCGCCGGCCGCGCCGACGCCGGCGACGCCGAGCGCGGCATCGACGCCGCCGATCGCGCGGACGATCCCGACTCCCCACTTGATGACGAAGAGCGTCGCGATGACCTCGGCGGCGAGCTTGATATCGTCGAGATGCTTCCAGACCCATTTGAGCGAGTCGATGAATTTGGTTATGCCGGCCTCGACATCCTCCCACTTGATACTTTCGAGCCAAGCGGCGAAGCGCGTCGATAGCTGATCGAGCGCGCGGAGGATATCCGGCGTATGTTTCTCGACGAAGACCGCGAACCTTTGCAGCAGCGGTCCGAAGTGCTGCGCGATCATGATGCTGATCTGCTGGCCGAGATGGTCGAACGCGACGCCGACGCGGCCCTGCGCCTCGCTGAATTGCTGAAGGCTCTTCTTTTGCTCGTCGGTCAATTCCTTGTATCGGCTCGCGTCGGAGAACCATTGCGCGAAGCTCTGGCTCGACTGGCGGAACGTCTCGACGAGCTTGTCGCCCTCGGCGCCGAGTAGGCCGGTCGCGATCCGCGCGCGATCCGCCGGGTCTTTCAGCGCGGCGATCTTGGCGATCAATTCGGGCATGAGATCGCCGGCCGAGCGAAGATGGCCGGTCGCGTCGCGCGCATTGACGCCGAGCCGGTTTAGCATCTGGCCGACTTCGGTGGCATTGCCGCGACCGATGTTGAAATCAGCCAGGTTGTCGTGCAGCGACTTTAGCGATCCGGCCATATCCGACGCATTGCCGCCGGCGAGCCGCGTCGCGTCCTCGAATTGCTGAAGCTGCTGCGTCGTGATGCCGATATTGTCGGCGGTCTGGACGAGCTCGCGCGACCATGCCGCATACGACGATACCAGCTTGACCATGCCGGCGATCGAGGCCGCGCCGGTGATCGCGCCCATCAGCGGGACGACGGCGCTTAACGAGCGGAATACCGCACCGACCGACTTCGCGATCCATTCGAATCCCGTCGCGACCTTCCGCAAGCCCGAGACGTCGACGAAGCGCGAGATCGAGCGCGACATTCGCTCCATTGGCGCGCGCATCTGCGCGATCCGACGGTTGATCGTGTCGATCTGTCGGGTCGCATTATCTGTTACAGAAAACGAGACCGAATAGCCCGCCACTAGTCGGGAATCCTCCGCGCGGCTTGATTATCCTTGAACCAGAGAGGCCGCAGATTGGAGTAATGAAAACAAGCGCGGCATTGATCGGAATCAGTCAGGTCGAAGCCGGCGCATGCCTTAATATGGTCTATCTCCCAGCCGCCTCGGCCGTAATTCTCCCATGACATGCCCGGCTGGAATAACGCCTCAATGTGCGCCTTCAATTCAGTCGGCGAGCAGCCGACCAGCGGCCCTATGGTCGACCGGACGCCCCACCTTGCGAGCAGCCGCGTCTTACGCGGCAATCGCCGGATCGCGTCATGCAATTTGGCGCGAAGCAGACTTACTGCCCGGAATTGCGAATCGGTCTGATATCTGATGCGATCTCCCGAGGGGTTGCGGCGACTCCTGGCCGCTTCAAGTGCCTGCTTCTTATTGGCATCGCGCCATTTGCGCGCCCAGGCACGAGCGATCTTCCTGCGCCGATCAGGATTCGCAAGTATCCAGGCGCGGACTCTGGCGTCGGCCTGCGCCCTTTCGTCCGCCGTCATTAATGCTCGCTGCTTCGCCATCAGCTAGATCGCTCGGCCTGCGCTCGCTCGCGCTCGGCGATACGGTGCGACTGCTCGGCCCACCAGATCAGTTGCGTTCCGGTCAGGCCCCATGCGTCGTGCGGCCCCCATCCCCAGAAGCGCGTGAGATCGGCGATCAGGTCCCGCCATCCTTGCGGGAAGGCGCGAGCAGTTCGGCTAAAAAATCGAAGGCTTCCGTTAGCTGCGAAAAACGCAATTCGAGAACGACCTCGCGAGGGACCTGCGCGACGGCGGCGACCAGCGCGATCTGATAGCGCCGCATGGTATAGGCGGTCGGCTCGCGGGTGTTTAGCTCGATCTCAGCCTTTTCGAGTTGCTTTGCGGTCGGCTCTTCAAGGTGAAGCGACGTGAACCGTTTCTTTTGAAACGTCACGTCGATATCGATATCGAGCGTCCGCGCGAGCGGCTCGTCGTCGTCGGTCGTCTCGAATTCGCCGGTGATCGCGTCCATCATGACTCGCTCACGTCGAGACCGTCGAAGCGGACCTGAAATGTCCCCTCGGCGGCGCGGACCTCGAGCGCGCTCGTGTTCCACATATTCGACCCGCCGACGACCTTGCCATTCGCCAGCGTCACGAGAATCTCGACGCAGCGCATTTCATTGAAGTCACCGATGCTGATATCGCCGCTATCGCGAAGCGTCGCCTCGACATAGCCTTGGATCGGGACCTCGGAAAAGCCGTGGACGCTATCGAGACCGACGAGCGTCTCGCGCTTCCACCGCGCCGGCGACCACGTAACATCGGAAACGACCATATAAGCCGTCCCGTCGATGGTCAGGCCGGTGATCCCGGCCAGACGTTCGCATGCAGCCATCTTGCCGCCCCCTTACGACTTGCGGAATTGCAGAAGGATCGCGATCTGCCGAAGCTGATTGACCAGATCGACCGGCGCGAGGACCTTAATCAGCCCATTGCCGGCGTTCTCGACGATCACGTTTTGCGCGAAGGTCCGGCTGTTCTGGACATAGCCGGCGCTTTCGAGCGCGCGATACTCGGCGATAACCGAGGCGCGGATCATCGGCGCGTTGACGCAATTCGAGCCGGGGAGGATCATCGTCGCGTCGCTGACCAGTTTCTTGCGCGCGTAGCGGGTCAGCAGATAATTCGAGAGATCGCGCGAGACGAACATCAGCCCATAGGGCGTCTCGACGTCGAGGTACGAATTGTCGACCGCGCCGGCGGCGTTCTTTTGATAGGTCGTCGCCGCCCGCTCGATAATCACGGTATTGCCCGCGCCGACCCGCGTCGTGCTCATGCCGTCGTAAAGCAGGGTATTCCGCTCGCCGAGCGTCCATTGCGAGGCGACCGGCGGCGGCTGAAGCGTCGTGTTGATGTACTGAAGCGGCAGGCCGGGATCGATCCGAAGGCTCGTCGCGGCGGCGGCGCAGTACTCGGCCGCCCATATCCAGACGGGATCGGGCGAGCCGTTGAACGCCATGACCGACATATGCTGGTCATTCCGCGCGTTGCCGAACGCCGAGCAGGCGCCGAGCGTCCCGCGAAACGCCGAGAACGCGCCGCCATAGATCATCTGTTGCCAGGACCAGCGCCCGACGTCATCGGCGAAGAAGCTCTGAAGCGCATTGAGCGACGCGGTATCGTTGTACGGCGTGCAGATGAAGTCGAACGGCTTCGACGAGAGATTGGCCAGCCCGGCGGTCAGCGTCGGCGAAGCCGTTCCGCCCGCCATCGGGACAAAAGCGAGCGTCACGCCGGGGACGGGATACTCGCCGCCGCCCGCTCCGAGATAGTCCGCCTGGACCTGTATGTCGTTGCCGAGCGCGCCCTTGTTCAGCGCGGTCAGCGTCACGACGCCGGCGACGGCGGCGCTCGTGACCGGGAGATCGTCGTCGGCATTGATCGCGGTATTGATCGCCGGTCCGATGATCGCGGCGGTATCGCCGTTATTAACCGCGACCTGTACCCGCTGGCCGGCGATGTAGAGATTGAGCGTCCCCGAAGCGGTCGCGGTCCCGGTGACGGTGATCGTTCCGGTCGCCGCCGCGCCGGCCGCCGGATCGACGAGCGGCAGCAGCCAGAGATCGCCGAACGGATCGCGGTCGAGATAGCGCTGTGCCATCGCCGCGAGGATCGAGCCTTGGCCGCAAAGCGAGAGCACCTGTGCGAGACTCTCGACCTCGATCGGCGTATCGGCGACGGCGGTCCCGGTTGCGGACTTCTGGCCGACCAGCAACGGACTTTGCAGCGCCGTCCCGGTATTGGCTTGCGACGGGTCCATCTCGACGAATACGCCGGGGACCCGGTTCGACGACGGATAATGCGTGAAATTGATTGCCATTGCTTAGGCTTCCTTCGCTGGCGGTAGCCGCGCGCCTTCCGGGTCTGGCGCGTCCGGCGCGTCCGGCTCGGTCGCGCTGACGTCGCCGTCGCGAAGCCGGCGATTCCAGAACGGATCATCGTCGGGGACCTCGCGGCCCTCGGCGGGTAGCTCCTGCAAGCTGCGCGGATCGCGCACCAGGCGTCCCGGCACGGGGTAGACTTTCATCGATGCGACTCCCTTAGTTCCAGCCGTAACCGCTGAAGGCGTGATTCGAGTCCGACGAGACGACCGAAACGGCGTTGGGCGAGGCGGTCAGCAAATAGGTCTGCCCCGGCGCGATGCAGGTCAGGCTACCGGCCGAGCTTGTCCCCGAGGCGGTCGCGATCTCATTGATGCAAAGCGCGACGGTTGCCGTGCTTGGATTGACCAGCCAGCCGCCCTTGTTGCGATGGGCGGCGGCGAGCGCGGTCACGGCGGTCCCGCCGGTCGTGACGACGGCGGCGTCGAGCGGCATCAGCGTCACCGATGCCGGCGTCGTATAGACCGGCGCGGCGAGCGCCGGCGATGCGGCCAGACAAGCGGCGACCAGCATGGGCCGATAGGGCTTCATCGTCCGATCCTTAGTTTTGCGGGTAGACCACGAGATAGGCGTGCTGTAGCGTTAGCGTATCGGTCGCAACCGCTAGCTGACCGTTCAGGTTGAAATAGCTATCTGCGGTCGTGTCCGTGGCGACATTCGTCGCGATGGATGGAGCGGCCGTCGCAAACGGCGTCTGCCCGCCGACCGCCCATTGCGTTTGATTGCCCGTCGAATTGTTATTCCGGACGATCCAAAGCATCTGCGCCGATGCCGTCGTTGTCGCGATAGTCGGCGAGCCGAGACCGCCGCCGGTCACGGCGCCGGCGATCGGCGTATATCGGACCGTCATGGTCTTATTGTTCGCGTTGTTCGGAAACGACCAAATCGCGACAACCTCGAAGGCGCCGTTCTTGCCGAGCGAGTTAGCCGGTATCTTCAGCGCAGCCAAATTCGTTTCGACGGTCGAGCCGGTCAGCGAGATCGGCCCGCTCGTCGCCGAGGCGACAAATGAAATGTTACCGCCGCCGCCGCTCGCCCCACCGCCCGCTGGCGGCGGTAGCGGTTGCGCCGAAGCCGCGACCGAGATCAATGCAATGGCCACAAGCGCGGGAAAACGCATCATATCGTCACCGTTTCACGAAAAGGCCACGCCCAGGCGTCGATTGTCTTGCCGGGATAGAACACGCTTGGCGGTCCGTTCATGGTCAGATTGCCGCCGACGCCGCTGATCGTCCCCGGATTGGGTCCGCCGGGTCCGTACCACGCATAGGAAACCTCGAGCGCGTCGCCGGGGTTAAGCGGCTCGGCGATGGTAAGCTCGACGGTCATCCCGACAATCGCCGGCGTTACGGTCAGGTCGACGCCGCCGCGCTTCACATGAAATCCGAACTGCGGCCAGACCTTCATTCCGTCGGTCGGGTCGCTCTGGAATACCATCGGCGCGGTCGCAAAGTCGGCGCTGTTCGGCCGCGCGAATGGCACCGTCAGGACTTGGCCGGCGCGCGTGATCGCCCCGCCGGTCAGCGGTCGCCATAACGGCGTCCAGGCGGTGTTGCCTAGATCCTCGACCTGATGGGCAACGTAGCCTTCCCACTCGCCGCCGCGATTGCTGCCGTAGGGATCGAGATGCGTGTTGCTTACGCCGTCCATCGGATAGGGAAACAACGCGACGGTCGCAAAGCACCGGCCGGACCAAGCGCCGCCCTGGCCCGGCGCGTGAGTCCGGCAAAATGTCTGCTTGGTAGCCGCGCCGATATCGGTCGTCGTCGCGTTACTTAGCATCGCCTGCTGGTGGAAATAGTAAAACATCCCCGACGTACCGGCGCCGGGTAGGTTCATTGAGTCATAGAGTTGGAGCATGTCGGTCAGGTCGAGCATTGCGCCCTGATCCGCCGGCATGCCGTACCGCGTCGAGCCGTATTGCGTATAGCCGACCGACTTGAAGATACCGCTTAGATATTTCCCCGAGGGCAGGACGGGATATTTTTGCATCTGCGGTAGCAGGACGCTTTGATTGTGCCACGCCGACCCGTAGGTCGACATTGGCTCTGCGGCGATGTTCTGCGGCGCGCCGATCTTGACCTGATAGGTCCCCGGCCCGCCCGGCGAGCCGGCGCGCGACGCGACGCGCGTCTCGCCCGATATCTGATCCTGCTCGACCTCGACCGACGCCGAAAGAAAGGCGACGATCACGGTCCCCGGCGCGGCTGGCGCTGATAGCGTATCGCCGATCGTCACAGTCCCGGATATTACCTGATCGATGAAAAGGTAAACGCCAGCGCCCGCGTTGCCGGCGCCGATGTTGCCCATGAACGTTGCATGCGCGGTGGTAAAGCGCGACTCGACGACAAACTGGACGATATCGACCGAATAGGTTCCCGCGCCCTGATGGCCGTCGATGTCTTTCATAATGATTGTGCGCGGATCGATCCCGGCGCCGGCGACCGTTTGATTTGCCGTCACGACGCCGCCGCCGGGAGCGGCGACGATATTCGCGACCGTCAAGACGTCGTTGACGATCGTCCCGGTAAAGGTCAGCCCCGGACCCAAGCCGCCGGCCGAGCCGTCCGTCCACGACGAGCCGGGGACGGCGGTGCAAAATTCGATATAGGGAATCAACGGCGTCGTCGGCGACTCCCGCGCTCGGAGCAACTGTTGCGCGGCGATGCAAGCGCGCCCCATCATAACGATATCCGTATCGCTATAATGCGTGATCCCGTTGGGGTTGCCGACCATCGTAATTCCCCAGGCGCCGCCGATCGGGCCGGGCTTCTGGCTTGTCCCGCCGATATTGTCGACGCGGACGGTGATCGGCGCCTGCGTGTTGATGCCGAGATTGCCAAAGCTCGGCGGCGGATAGCACCACGGGAAGTTATTGGTCCGGTGTGACTGGCCGAAGCTGATCCGAATCCAAGGCGTGACCGGCGCCGAGGCGTCGGGCGGTAGCCGGCTTGGATTGAAGCTGAATGCCACGGCTTCAGTACCGAATCCGGATG